CCTTCAGCATCGAGACAGCAGGCGTGCCCTCTGGCACAAGAACCTTAATGCGCCACTTATCAGCACGCTTGAGATTCTCCGCTCCATTAATCTGAGTTGAGCAGCTTAGATATCCTTTATCAACGAACACTGTGCCGACCTTCAGCTCCCCGAACCCACTCACCTGACTCACGCGATGCAGCACCATATCCTCTTGCAGCGCACCGCGTTTCATAGCCTTGTCCAGCTGAGCAATATGGCTTTTTATTTCAGCAGGCTTCATAGGGAAGGTGCTGTCGCCCTGACTGCCTGTGCGCAGATGCATGTTCAGCTTGGAATATGTGTGCTCAAGATAGTCATTCAGCGCATCTTCCTCAGACGCAGTGTATAGCTTTGCGCCAGCGGGATTCTTAACTGCAACCGCAGCCTTGGTCTGTTCAACAGCGACCATCCAGTCTCCGCGATTCTGCGAATCGGTCTGGGGCAGCTCTTTGTACTGCTTAATTGTCATACCAGCCGCAGGTTTCTGGGGCAGCGTAGCAGGCTCACCAGTCGTCTGCACCCATGTGCCTTTAGTTGGCTCAGCCAGCAGCAGGTCAGACTTCACTGAGTATTTATAATACTGGCCCTTGGCTGTTTCTATGAATAGACCTGACGAGTTAAATCGTACCTTGCCAAGCACCAGCACGTCGCCACGAATAAGCGCAACTTCCTGATTGAAGACCGCTGTGTCAATAGTCAGCAGCCGCGTCATGCCCCACTGCGTCACCTTATCCACAACTGCCAGCAAGTCTATTACTGATGCAGTAGGAGTGACGCGGTAGCCGCCCGACTTGGCGCGCTGGATAATGGCATCATTGATACCGCGCCGCGCCTGTATCCAGCCCTTGCGCTCCTGGCCTGTGGTGAGATGGACCATCTGTCGCGCCTTATTCATCTGCGCAAACATATCATCAAATTCCATCGCAAGCATGCCTTCCATATCCACGCCACCCACCGTCACCTTGCTCCATCGTCCAGGAGCCTCAGTGGCAGCAGGCGAGGACGAGCCAGGAGCCTTCGGAGCGCCGCCGCCGCCACCCTGCATGCCCTTGCCACTTTCGCGCTTTTCAATCTCTAGGTGGCACGCGCAATTAAACAGACACTCAGTGTCTCCAGCTCCTGGCGTAGTGGGCAGCGTCTGCCAGGTATATGTCTTGGTCGCGAGGACTGGGCAATCGCCACAATGCTCCTCAACTGTTCCAAGCACCCAGTGTATCACAACATTCTCGCCAGCACCATTGACCATGCCATTATAGAACTGTGCCTTGCCGCTGTCGGCATAGTAGCCAGCGCGTTGAGCGAACGAATGGACTGGTCGGAAATTAGGATTGCTCATATCCAGCAGGAACTTCTTGAAGAACTTTCCTTCAAAGCGCCGCGCTGAGCTTATGAATGCCAGATCTTTTTTAGTCAGTCCGATAGCAGGGTCAGCATAGTACGGATTGCCCATCGCCATGGCGCCAGCCTTGAATAGTGTCTGATAGTGGCGACCAGAGATGTTCTTGAAAGCCGAGATGGCCTCGCCCATATCCATCGTGCCACCCTGAAAACGCGTGACGAGATTCATCACATCAACGCGCATGTTGGACATGGTCTGCTGGTAAAGAGCCAGCCCTTGCTGCATAACTTTTTTATTGGCCATCCCCATATCCATGAAGATGCCAGTCTGCGACCACATGATTTTATCGCGTGCCGCAGCGCCTGAGATAGCCTTGTCGCTTTCTTCAATGCGCGCGAGCAACTCTTCTGCTACATCGTCGCGCAGCCACATGGTCCTACTCCTCGTCGGCGACAGCGCCCAGCGACTTGCTGTGTTTGATACCGACGCGCTTTTTGCCTTTGCGTCGCTCGTCGCGCTCGTAGCGAGTAGTGATGATGTCGCGCATATCCTGAAGCATAGCGCGCACCTCAGGGTCACGCCTCACAGCGTTGGCCAGTCCAGGAGGAAGCTGAACGTGTGTATCATCACCAGGAGCGACATCGCCACTCGGCAGCACCGCAGCATACTTAAGAATGTCCTCGTCGTCCCAGCCCAGCAGTTCGCGGTAAATAAATTCATTGTTGACCGCGCCTATATCTACAGCCAGTGACTTGGCAATCTCGCTCTTAATCCGCATCGTCTCCCATTTCAACTGCTCATCGGTCGTGGCCAATTCAGGGAACTCAATTTCCCAGCTGAATGTGTCAGGATCTTTGCCTGCCAACGAGAACACGAGCCTATAAAATTCTCTCAGCCCAGGCACCAGAGACCTCTGACGCCTGCGGACCTGACGAGCGAACTGAACGTCTATATAGCCCAGCGTGGCTTTGGCGTTGACGCCCTCTTCCAACGACACATACGCTTTGGGCGTAGTGACGGCCATGAGGAACTTAGACTGGAGATATTCAACGTCTTTGATATTGCCGACATTAGAGTCTCCGGTGAGTTGCTTGACGTCAGCCTTGGCACCTTCGCCAACAGGAATACCAACGTCCTCGTCGGGGAGCAGCGGCGCGTCCAGCAGGTTGGTACGACCAGTGGTCTTGTCGGCAATGGTCCGCTGCGACTTGAGCTTGCTCATAAAGCGCTCCACAAAGCTCAACGCATCGTCTGGGCCCATTTTGCCAGTGTCAATGAAATAGGCGTTGCGCTGCCAAGCTCTGCTGAGCCGAGCGAGCACCATCGCCTCGTCAACCCAAATCAACTGCCTTCCGACTCTCAGTGCCGCATTGGCGAACAGTGAGTTGTCAACCCCATACACCCCATTGCCAACTTTGAAGTGAATGACTCTCCACCACTCAAATGGAATAGGCTCCGCAGCTCCGACAACGACCTGGGCATAAGGATGCTCCTGGTCCTTGAATTCGCCGCGCTCATCCACCACTGCCACCATCTCCTTGGTCGGCAACGGCTTGAGCTTTTCAACATACATCTCGCCTTCTTCCTTGGTGATGATGACCTCTTGGAATACATCACCATCACGATTGAGGCAACGGGAGATTTCCCATATCATGTCTTTGATTTCAGTTTGGTGTTCGGCTGCGTCAACAATTTCTTCCAGCTCTTCCGAGTCGCTCGCCTCTTCATCAATCATGACATAATAATTCTCATCACCACCCACTGTGCCCGAGACAACATTGTCTGCGTACACGTTGAGCGAGGCAGCAGCCTCAGCGAGATTCTTATCCAGATAGAGATACTGGTCATACTTGTCGGAGCGCGAACCGCCCATCCCAATCAGCTCAGCATACATATCACGAGCCGACTTAAAGAATGAGTTGATGCCCATCGTTGGGTCAGGTCGCAGCGCCGTGGTGAGCGCGTCCTTCCTGCGACCAGTGAAGAATGTCGCAAGCGCCGCACCCACAGACTTTACAAAACTCTTGTCATCAGCCATGGTAGTTGTCCTATGGTGACTGACCCAACTCACCAATCAGAAGCATTTTTCTGGATGGTATCCGTCAGTCGGCAGTGTCTTCGCCTGCTTCCATCATTGCCTGAAGCAGCGCGCAGTAAATACGCATGTCGCGGATAGTGTCGATGATTGTCTCGCCAGAGACATTGGCTCGTTTCCCGTGGAACAGCAATTGATTCAGACGCTCATACTTGTCGCCCAGCCTTACCACGACGCCCTTGGAACCATGTCGCCGCAAGTTGCGCAGCACGTCACCAGCGGGAGCGTAGTCGCTGCCCTTGGCTGTCACAACAGCCAGGTCGTCACGATGAATAGCCGCCAACCGACAATCTCTCTCTTCGCTCGTCATTGGGTCTCCTTATTCATTTGCATATTCTTCTGAATGAAGCTCAGCCAGAGACGTGTCGTCTCGCAGGGAGCAATGTGATGGGAGAAAAGTAGCGCGTCCATTTCGTGCGGGTTCTTGAAGAACTTAACGATTGAATTTTCATAGTCAGCGCTCCAGCTCTTTCCCCAGTGACTTGGAAGGCCGCGCCGCACATTGAATGTCTGCCAGTGGTGACGCCATTCATGGGCCAGCGCATTGGGTGCCTCCTGAGAATCAAGACCTCTCGATTCATTCAGACCTGAAATAACAATCAGGCCTCGCTCCGTACTGACACAACGCCCATCCAGAACCACCTCTCCGCGGAAGGGACGATAGTAGCAGCCAGAAGTAAAGCCAAGGACCAGCCCTTCCACAACGAACAGTGCAGGTGGAGTCAAGTCCTTGGCCTTGTGATTCAGCCAGCCCAGCTCTATCATCGTCGTACGATTTTGCTGCCACCCATCAGGTCGCGCAAATCCTCTTCCATAGTGGCACGGTCACGCTTCTGCTCCTCGCGCTTCACATCACGCATCGGATTGCCGTGAGCGCCGCGCTGGGGCATGCGAGCATCGGCGTCCGAGTCGCTGAGATGCGAGCTGGCCAGATAGCACCCCCACACTGCGCCAGCCAACGCATCGGCAACGTCTTTGCTGCCGTTGGAAGGATGGTCAACTTTGTTGGTCTTCCGTTCCAGCCGACACAGCTCCGTGACCAGATGGTCGTAGTAGTACATCTGAAGCCGCTTATCAAAGAAGCAGTCCTTCAGATAATTGTACGGCGCGATGTCGCGGTCAACACTGAGCTTGTCAGCACTGAAGCCGCGTGATTTCAATTCCTGGATTGAGTCGGTGGACTGGAATGAGTCGTATGTGATACTGCCAAAACTTATACCATGGTTGCGCAATGCATAGAATATCTCGCGCACCTTGGCAAAGCGTATCTCTCCACCACGAGGAGGATTGATGCGTAGCACCAAGTCGGTTTCAATAATCGGCTCGTCATATTCCTTACCAGCCCTCACCTCGCGCTTCCATCCACTGACATGAACCACCGCCACTCCAGTGGAGTCATTGCTCTCGGAACTATCAACATGGGCGTAGCGGAGCTTGCCAGCGTGGCGCTTGGGTCGCCAGCGCTTTTCCTTCTCATCATAGGCGAACAGTGCTTCCTGAACCAGCCCAGCGCCGTCCTCAAGCGTGGTCTCCTCGGTGCTCCAAGGATGTACCAGCGCTGGCTCACTAGCAGCTGCAGCATATATGACGTCGGTGTCGTTGAAGAACGGCGCGATGGCGCGTGTGACCTCGCCACCGAAGTCTCTGACAGCGCCTTCAATGTCTCTGTAAAAGTCCTCCCACAGCTCCACTGGCACCGTCATCACCTTGCCCTCAACGTCAGTGAAGCCACGATCGGCAACTGCAAAAGTGCGCTTGTCATAAACGTCCAGCAGCCGAGAGCCGCGTCGTGTAGTGCCAACCTCAACGCGAAACTTCTTGTCACTGAACACTGCCGCGCCGTTGATGAAGACGCTGCGCTTGGCTTCCCAGATGCTTTTGCGGATGACCTTGACTGTTGTGCCAAGGTCGCCAGCCGCTTCAGCCTCTGCGATACGACGCTCAATAAAGTCGTCAGGATACTGGGCTGAGGAAAGCAGAAAGAACTTTCCCAGTGCCAAGCCGCCTGCCGAAAAACGACCTTTCATTCTGCGACTGATAACATCGTACAGTCGCTGGGCAGGGTCAAACGCCTCTCCATATGTGCGCTTTGATTTTTCAATGACACGGAAGAAGTTTAACTCATCTCCTATGCCAGCATAAATGTCATCACCCAGCGCTGACAGACTATCACCAG